AAGTTCAACAATTATATTGTTATTGTTTCTTGGATCTACTTTAAACTTTCCTGAAGGATATCTTTCAGATAATGTTCTTATTAAGTTATCTCTTCTTTGTATAATACTGCCAGTTCCTGGAAATTGAAATCTCATAGTATTTCTTGCCGCAATTGCTCGTAGTTGATCTCTTGTAACACCAGCATTCAAATAAGCTTTTGTTAAATGTCTTCCAAAATCTATTTCTGTAATATCTCCTGCTGAATCAATATTCTCTCGTAGATATGCATTAACGTCTTTATGTTGTTGTGGTGTTAGTGGTGGAAGATTAGATCTTTTTAAAACAGCATTTGCCATTCCAAATACGTTAGGGTCTGAAAATTCATCTAGGTAAGAAGATGCAGGTACTGGCTGTCCTCCACGACTTCTCAAATTTGCAGATTGACGTGCAGGGTATACAGAATTTTGAAGAGTATTAATTGGAATTCCAGCATCATCTAATAGCGCCTTTGCTTTATACTGTCTTCCGCCTCTAGCGCTATTTATGGCTTGCAATAATGGCAGATTTGCTCTTGTAGCCTCTGCGTTAACCACAAACTCTCCTGGTGTAAGTACTGCTGGAACTACATCTTTATTTACATTAGGACCTGGAACTATTCTTCCAGTAAATCTTCTAGCTATCCTTGTTGCAAGTCCTCCTAAATTCATTCTGCGAGGAACTGTTGTTTCAATATTATATCCAGCACCTGATGTTCTAACCCCAAGTACGCCAGCTATTTTGTTAATAAAATCTCTTGTCTTACCCTTCTTAAATAACTCTCTCATGTTAGACTTACCAGTAGCATCTACTACTGGCTGATTTAATGTAGGAACCATTGTTGGGTTAATTGTTCTTCCCATTGCAGTTGCTTGTGCTCCAACCGATGAAGCGATCATTCTTTCTGTTTCTAAATTAAGGGCAATTATCTTTGCCTTAGCTGCCTCTACTGTCAACTTACCTGCACGTAACTCAGCAACGATTGCTGCCGATTCTCTTGCAGCATTATCTGTTAGTTTAGATACAACTGGTAAAATATCATCAAACTGCATCATGAAGTCTTTACTCACAACACCAGTAGCAACAATTTGTTTCTTTAATGCTTCTATTTCTGCCTTTGACTGCATTGCAAGTGTAGCCATCATTGCATGCCATCTTGCTGCCTCTCCAGCAACAACACCAGTTGATACTCCGCCTACTGTTGTTAGCCCAGGTACATTTGGAAGAACTTCATTCATATAAATCTGTGGATTTTGACCAATTTTTTGATTAACTGGCCCAGATCCTGGAACCATTCCAAACATAGTCTGTGCAAGTCTTTCTTGCTCTGTCATTCCAGATCTCGGAACCATATGAGAACTTGCTCTACTTCCCATAGGACCAACTAATGGATGCTGTGGATTAACAACTCTTTGTCCGCCTGCGCCTGCAACTAGATTACCTGCAAGTGTTGACACTGCTGGATTTACAGACATTGCTCCTGATTTTGCTTTTTGTTCTAGTATAGCAAACTCATCTAGAAGATTTCTTAATGCCTGCTGTAATACAGCTGCCGCCTTAGCATCATCATAAAATGATTGTTCAACCAATCTACCAGCTTTTTCCGCTGCTAGCATTTCTGGGGTTAAATACTTCCAGCCTTCTCCGCCCTTAAGGAATGCCTTCATGTGATAGGCTCCCTTTAATAGGTAGCCAAAGAAGTTTGCAAGTACACCAGTTAACATAATTACTGGACCGATGATTGCTGTTACTCCGCCAGCTAAAGCCAATATCTGCTTTACTGGGCCTGGTAAATTATTAGCAAACTGGACTACCTTATCAATTACTTGAATAATAATTGTATTGATAGTTAAGAATTGTTCGCCTACTTCTGCTAAAGAAGCTCTTAGGCTTTCTATGGCTCTACGATACTTACCAGAAGCAGATTCTGTTACGGCTGCTAATTCTCGATCAGCTACTGAAGCTAAATCTGAAGTAGAAGTTTTCATAAGGTCTAATACCTTTAATGTCTGACTTCCTTCTCTACCCAAGTTTTCAAATAGGGCGTTTAGTCTTGAAAACTGGAACTTACCAAATAACTGTTCAATTGCCTGTTGCTTTTGCAGCGGATTTAAGTTGTCTAATGCTTGTTGTAATGCCATTAATGTGCCAGTTAGATTGCCAGCGTTATTATTTACAATTCCTAAAAGATCTATACCTAAAGCTTGGAACTTTCCTACAGCAACATCTGTTGGGTTAATCAAAGATGCAAGTGCTGACTTTAGGGCATTTGCTCCTTCTGATGCATTAATGCCACCTTCACGCATAGCAGTTAGATACAATGCAAGGTCCTGTACGCTTCCGCCCAATCCTTGAATTACTGGACCAGCTTTTGGAATAGCTTCTACCAAATCGTTAAGGGTTGTCGAGGTTTGGTTTTCAACTGCGTTAAGGAAGTTAATTGATTCAGATAACTGATCAGTGTTTTGTTTAAATGCTGACTGAATAGCTAGGGTTGCTTTCATAGCCTCTTGACGATCTACTTCACCAAGAACTGCAAGTCTTGTTGTTTCCTTAATAGATCCTAAAAGCTCATCACCAGTTTTACCAGTTGCTGCAATATCAGCTGCCAGTCCGATTGTTTCTTTAAATGAAACTCCCATTGCTGAAGAAATTTCTTTTGCAGTAGCAGCTACATCATCTCTAACTCTGCCTAATTCTGCTGCAGAAGTTCCTGCAACATCTCCATAAACCTTAGTAAGACGAACTAATTCTTGATCAGCTTCTCTAAATGCTTTAGCAGCTGCTGCGCCAAATGCTACAAGAGGAACTGTCAAACCGACAGTTAACTGACGACCTGCCCACTGAGTATTTTTACCCCAATTAATAAGTTGTCCAGCACCATCCTGAATAACCTTATTCATAATTTGCAGCTCTTGTCTTGCCATTGCTGCTTTATTCTTTACTTCATCAAGACCTCGTGGAACATGCACATTGAATTGCATTAGTCCCTGTGCGTTTCTGCCTAGTGGTTGTAATACCGAGTTCTGTAAAGCTACTTGTTGTTTTGCTAAGTCTCTTATGAGACCGCCAGATGTTCTAGCGTGTTCTCTAAATGCATTAAAGTATTGGTTTAATTTTAACTTTCCACCATCAAGATTTTTACCAAACTTCTCTACATCTGACTGAAGGCTTACAAAGTGTGTTGAGAACTGCCCCGTACTTCTTAGTGTATCTGCGAAGGATCTATTCATGACGGCAATTTGATTTGCCATCATCTTATTAGAGTTAGCTAATTGTTCCTGTAATTTAGATAGGCTGGCAGTAACCTTATGCACATCGGCAATAAGAGCTGAGAAGTCGGCATTAGCGACTATTCGAGTACTGATTGTTTCGTCAGCCATTTATATTCAAATTACTCCCTTGAGTATCCTAATCCTTCACCAATTCCAAATCCAGCTTGTGATGCGAATTTTCCTTGTAATGAAACAACATCGTTGCTAGTAGCATTTATTCCTGCTGCTCTCAACTGTATGTCTTCGAAACTAGAACCCTTCTTCTTATCTTCTTGGTATTCACCTATATCTACTCCCTTTAAAGATGCAAAGAACTTTTTCTCTTCGTGATCCTTTTTCTTTAAAGCTTGTAAAGTATTTATAAGCTCTGGCATTGATAAATTTTCTTCGAGTTCATCGTAGTTTTTCCAATGTCCAAGTAAGAAAACTTCTCCTTCTAAAGCGGCTAGATCTAGTTCTGACCAGCCAGAACCGCTGCCGCTAGTAGGTTTGGGTCGTCAAGTTTAATTCCTCCGCAAACTTCAAGAATGCGGTTCATAGTTGGTACGTCGATAGCATCTTCAAATGCTTCTCTGTCTGCTACTAATTCTGGTAGCTGCTTCTCTAGTGCAATTGCACATGCGTCGATTAGGATGTTTAGTGTTTCATCCTCTGTTTGAGACTCTGCTGTCTTCTTAATTGCTATCATGAACTTACGAAGTTCTTTAATTGATAGAGGCTTAAGCTTTACCGTCGCCCCATTTTGTAGAGTAATTTCTTCTACACTATATACTGTTGTTGCCAATTTAATCCTCCTAGGATCTACTCTCAATCATTATACTAAATAGAATCTCTTAATACAAGCAGAAAGCCCCCAATTTCTTGGGGGCCTCCATAATTAATTACTTAATTATACTGCCAATACACGGTCAATAATCTTACCGTACTCTTGTCCTTCGTAGCCGCTCATAGCGGTTGGAAGAAGACGGAATGTTACTGGGAATGTAGTTGGGGCTGATCTTGCCAATGTGAAAGCTGATTGCTGCACTGACAAAACACGACGTGCATAATATACACGCTCTGTTCTAGATCCTTGTGTGGTTGGTGCTTGACCAACTGCAACTAGCTGACGCTCTGTTGGTGCAATACCAAGAGCACCTGCTGCGATACCTAGAGTATCTGTCTTTGTATTAGTTGTACCTGCAGAAATAATTGTATTATTTGCTGTGATTGCTGTGTTGTTAGCTGGATCGTCTGGCTGTCCGAACACGACTAGAACGTTCTCTAGTGTACCTTCTGACATTTCAGTTGCGATCATAACCTCCATCGCTGACTTGAACAGCTTTGCTGTATCAAGAAGCTGGTCAACAGTTACTGAATCGAATGTTGGATTGTATGTAATTTGTAGACCGTTATTGGTAAAACCTACGTTTCTGTAATAGAACGTACCAGAATCTTTGTTGTTAAGTGTATCTGTGTAGGATATTCCTGTTGCAAATGCACCTGCTGCTGTTGTTCCTGGCTCTGAGTTTTCGTATGTTGCATATCCTGAAGTTGTTGAGTCGATATTCGAAATAAACAACGGAGACGCACCTACGAGAATGTTTTTAGCATTACCTGTATTTTGTGCCATATTGTGTTTCCACCTCCTGGAATTCTTTGGTTATTAAATTGTAAATCTAAAAATCTTGGCTGGCTAGGCCTCTTCCCTCTTGGTACAATTTTAGTCTATTAAGAGTAAAAAGGCAAACCCCTAGAGGAATCTGCCTTGACCGTCTGTAATTCGAGAATATTTAATTTCTAAAATGACCTCAGCGGCAAAGAAACCTTGAAGCTCTTCTGATGGAGCGGTTGGAGAGATATCTGCCACCCATATAGTATGAAACTTAAACTTGTCAGATAGGCCAGACCACTTATTTATATCTCTAGCCGATTCATCCATGCGTCTAAATTCATCAGTTAGATAGTTTCTGATCTCATTAATATCAGAGACTGAAGTTGAATATAGGGTAAGCATAATTTGCTCACAACATATTAGCCAGTTATCCTCATAAGACATACCTATCTTGTCATAGACAATATGCTTTTTTCCGCTCAAAAATTGATTCATTTCTGCAACCTGTTGCACTGGGATAATTGGAACTATATTCTCATTTAAGTTATCGCTCCAGTAATCATCTTCATCAAATATGTTCCTAGAAGATAATTGATCCCAGAGGTACTTTCTGAGTTCTAGCATTGCATCTAATTTATAGTTAGCTGTCACATTGAGCCTCCGAATGATAGGGTTAGGGCTGCATCAGCCTGAGATCTAATAGTATTTGGTGAAAAAGAATATTGAACTTTTTTAATACTAGATGGCACGGCAAGTGCTTTTGTCATACTAGAATTAAATATTCTTTGAAATCCAGATCTTTTAATTGATTCATTAACTAATCGACCACTAAAAAATCTTGAATGCGCTAATGAAAATTGATTACGTGCCCCTGATCCGCCAGGTCTTTTTACTGTAACAGATGCACCTTTAGGCATAAATACAGTTTCTCCATTATATTCAAATACTAGCCTCTCTGCATTTTTTGGACGAATAACTAGTGGGTTTCCTTGCTCCATGACCTCTGCCTTATTAATAAACATGTGACGACGCTTCCCTTTAGGCGCTGGAACCATAGATCTAGAAGGAAGAAATTCGTAGTTAATCCTAAAAGATAATCCTTGCTCAGATATTTTATTTAACTTAAAAAGTCTAGCTGACTTGTTACCAGTCTTTTTCCATTCATACATATGATGTAAGGACTTCGGCCTAGTTCTAGCTAGGGAGTCTATGTACGCTCCGAAGTCTGTGTCAATCTGGTCAAATATAATTTTTGTAAATGCGCCTTGAAATGCTTTATTGGTTGTTAGCTTAGCAATTACTGCTGCTTCGTAATACACAAATGCTGACACCTGTGCTACGGTGCTATCCTTTAATGGTCCATTTTGATTAGCATACATCATTCTTTCTAAACCGCTAGATGCCTGAATCAACATTGCGCTATTGTCCAATTTGCTGATTCTCCGATCTCTTCATAGATGAGTTATATGCTATCACACGGCCAAATGGGTCTGTGACTGGGGTTGTTCCCATTACCTCAAACACGGTTGGGGTTTCGCTAGGAAAATTTATCTCGTGCCAGATAACGTTACCATCGTTATCTCTAATGTTAGTAACCTTTTCTCGTGGAGTCAATCTCTCAGATGTTCTAACTTGAATAACTTGATCATTAATGTATTTGTTTGAAAAAATCTGTTTGTCGCTAGATCTGGTTGTTGCAGAGTTACTTATAACGCCTTTTGCATGACAAGCTACAGTTTTATAATATGACCACTCACGCACAATAGCACCCGTGTCAATATCTTGAACTTCAGTCTGCTTATAAACATCTAGATACATAGACAATACTGAGTCTATCAAATCGTTCATTATATAATCTCTACCTTAGTGCCTAAAACATAATCTGCTAATAGTTTATCTGCATATGCATTTCCCGTACCAGTATGGGCTTCTCCAGTATATTCAAAATCCCAATCAAATGTGGATATCTTTTTTATGTACTTATTTCTCCAAACAGTATCCTTGTTAAAATAATCTTTCATCAATTCAATTGCAGCCAACTCAACATCATCAGGAACCTTTTCCCAACCAAATCTACCCTGAACCTTATAAGGTGTTCCTGACTGAAAAATTCCAGAACCATAATCGTGTATGCTTGGGGGGACCATTCCGTTAGCTACGTAGACTGTATTATCTACTATTCCTGCACGATTAATTTTAATTCCATATCCTGTTTCAGAAATTTCTACTGGATAGCTCCAGTTATCTATATTGTTAATTGTATCTAAAAGCAGAACGTCTCTAGAATATAGCTCATGTATAGTATTTATTTTTGCTGGTAAAGGAAGAATGTCTGAATCGTATCCGTATACAACATAAATATCATCATATAAGTAAAAATTTTGACCAGTATGTTGTTCAATTTGCTTACGAGCATATCTTTCTGCTCTAATAAGTTCTTTGTATGATTTGTATCCAGGATCTGAAGCATCTGAGCTAAACCCTAAATCTTGCACATGATTAAAATCAACATATGGCGTAACTACATAAACCTCATCAGTTCTGGTAACTGGTACACCAGACATAGAATACTGCCATTTTAATTGCAGAGTTTTATTTCTATCTGTATATTGATATGGAATGTTTACTGTATATGTTCCAGGATTGTTTTCATCTGGATAAGGGGTAAGAGTTTCGAGCAGCGTTGTTGGTGCTATTGATGGACTTACTGCAGCATCCTCTGTAACGTCATATAGCTTTACTGATGGTAAAGAGTCTGGCGCAGATATATCACCGTTCCAAAAAATTTGGTGCGTTATTGGTGACTGCGTTCTAATTAATATCTCTGCCATGTTATAGGCTTAGATTAGTTGTAGTACTCCTGGACTTCCTTTGGAGTTGCTAATCTAAAGCCCTCCTCCTTATCAAAAATTTCTTGAGCCTTGTCTTTGTTCATTGCTACAAATGGGTGATCTTTTGTGAATGTGTGACCCATAATATCATATCTAAAGTTTGCTCTGGTCATTCTTACTAATACTGTGTCTGCTGGCTGCTCCGCCTTTGGATCAAACTTAGGTAATACTTCTACTGCCATATCTTCTTCGTCTTCTTCCATCTTCTCAATGGTCTTGTTATATACAGACCAAGTTACGCCCTCTTCTGCGAGTGCTGCAATAATGTCGG